TCTCCAGGGGTTATCTTCGTCTGGATCTCCTCCTGCACATGATTGTTTATTTAAAAACCATGTACCCTTTTTATTTTCGAATGATATCCCTATATTATTTGATTGAATTTCTAGAAATTTTAATAATTGTGTTCTTTTACCGACGCCTCTGAATCCCCTCCATGCATATGAACATTGTTCCATTATATATAATTTATTTATATTGGTTTAAGCACCTGATTTTTAAGCACCCTTAAACAATTTAAATAAATGAAACATATACACTATAATGCTTTTATCAATACCGCACCAAGCCCTTGAAATTGGAAATATTCATCTAACACCATTTCAAGCAGATAAATATGGAAAAGCGATTGCACGCATGACATATAAAGATAGTATTGAATTTCAAGATGTGAGTATTCTTACTCCACCTATTAAAGTGATTCATTATAATCCTGAAAATTCTCGTCTTACAATTGATTTATCGGATCAAGTTCAATTTCAAGTGAAATTAAAAATGCTTCAAGAATACTTAATAAGTACTTTTTATGTGCATCAGCATAGTTTCCTTAATCAACGAAATTATACACATACAAATATACGTGACTTGTTTACTTTTCTTCTTAATGATTCCATTCTTTCTTTATATATTTTTCCAACCACCAATATTAAAAAAGAAGATGGTACAACTATTAAAGTATCGCAATTACAAAAAGATGATATCATTCGTTGTGTAATTAGATTTCAAGGTATTTCTCATATGTATAATAAATATGGTATTAAACTTAGATTGCAACATTCTATTCCTTTAATATGGTCTATCTAGATATTGCTGCGATAGCTAATGCACAGTATCCTAAACCAAGTGCAACACATGATATTATTAAACTAACATACATAGATCCTTCTGGGAACTGTGTGTAAAACAATAACATTGCAATTGTAAAACAAACTGTACCTACAATCGTATAAAATACAATTTTTGTAACTTGTGCCTGTATGTGCACCCAATCGTCTTTACTACCTAAAAATTTAGATGTACTTACGAATGAACTGATAAAAGTAAATATTCCGATTAATAATATTATAATAACCCCTGGAGACCATATACTCATTGCACTAGGTTTACAATTTGCACCAGCCGTAGTCGATGAACTATTACCCATTCTATATTATGAAGTTAAATTAAATGTTGCGGTAATACCTTCTTTTTATTTTTATGGTCCTTTTACTTCTACTGGTTTTGCTGCGACTGGTTTTACTGGTGTTACTGGTGCTGCTGGTGCTGCTGGTGCTACTAGTTTTGCATTTACTGGTTTTGCTGTTGCCACATTAATTAAATTGGATGTTTGTTTGTATTTATTCAGAATATTCATAGGAGAGATTAAGGGTGATTCTTCAGATACGACTATAATTAATGCTATAAAGATAAACAATATATGACCACCAATCTTTAAAATTCTATCTGATTGTGAAAAATTAAATTTAGAACTCGACATCTATTTTATATATTATATTAAGTAGATGCCTAAAACAAAAAGAAAACTGGGTCTTAAAATATTTACTAAATGTAATCCTAAAACGAAGAAACGTGGTAGATGCTTACCAGATAACATATATTCCGAAATATCAAAACATTCTAAAAACACTGGTTGTAAAAAAGGAGAAGATCACTGTTTACTAGATAAATCACTGATCGATGAAAATACAAAAAAAGAACTCCGTAAGCAATATCTTAGACCTAGACGCCCTAAAGGATGGGATAAAGATCCCGATATGTGGCTCGACAACTATAATATTATGGCAGTCATGAAACAATATGAGGAAACACATGATTGGTTTAAATTTTTAGGTATTTTTCCCATTGACTTCTCTGCACCAGATCCATATAGTACTAGTGTGAAATGTCTATATAAAGAAACATGTGATCTTAATCTTAAAAATGAGTATGCTAATGGTATTCGTGGTATCGGAATGATATTTAATTTAGATCCGCATTACAAAGGGGGTAGTCACTGGGTTGGATTATATATAAATCTTCAAAACATACATAAACCCTATGTTAGTTATTTTGATTCATATGGTTACAAAACACCACCTTTGATTGCCAGACTTATGCGTAGTTTTAAACTACAAATTGATACGTGCGAATTAGGATTTAACGCTCGTAGATTTCAATATGGTGGCTCAGAATGCGGAATGTTTAGCATGTATTTCATTATTTGTATGATAAATGGCATATCATTTAAAGATTTCTGCAAAGATTCTGTAAATGATGGGTTTATGTTACAATTGCGTAAAATACTGTTTTCTAAATAATATTTCTTTTTTTTAAATGAATGTGTAAAATGACAAAAAAAGCATATAAAAGATTTATACATTAAATATAGTAATGTATCGTCCGGTTCAGCAAAATAATTCTGTTCAGCAAAATACTGTGAAAACAGTACTATTTAGCGATAACAACTACAATACTCTTAATACTGTATTAATACAAGATTATGAAAGAAGAAATGGAGCTCTTAATGAACAACAATTAGGTAGACTTTCTAAAACATTAAATCATTACATTGCACAAGTATATCAAGTTCAAGGTGAAAAACCAATTCAAACCCTAAATAGAGAAATATTGACGGCTTGTTTGAAAGATTTCTCGCAATATATGCAACGTAAAGAAATTACAAAAAATACATCGTCTGTTAAAACTGTTATGGATGAATCACTGTTTCAAGAAACATCCCAGCGTTTTGAACGATTGACACAAGAACGCAATGAAGTGAAGGCTCTTCCACCGTCTATTCCTGATTTTCGCATATCTCTTGATGAAGATAGTGCTCCTCCCGCTGAACTTTTTGAACGTGCGAAGAAACAACGTGAAATGGAAGCTCTCCGTCAGGTTAAACCAGATGTCGGATTGCAGTCACGTATTAATGCCGATTCTATGTTTAGAAATCAACAAGATTCGCAAAATCGTAATACGGAATTGGCTCTTGTTCAGCGTCAATCTGTAAAACCAGTCACAGATACGACTCTTGTTATCATGCCAGATCGACGTGAATTATTACTCGGAGCGATTGGATCGTTTGATTCTATGACATCTAAATCGAATCCAATTGATTTACAAGTCGATATGCAAAGGGATATGCAAAAGGATTTACCGCAAAATTATATTGTACGCGAAGAAAAAGTTGTTAGTTATCGCGAGATTGAAAATAATCTCTTTATTTATTCTGCTGATCGCGACTGGTTACGAAATAATAAAGAAAATCGCTATAATTTCAGTGTTAATTTCGATCCTGCTGCAAATAGTCAAAGTTTCGGTCCATCTTTAGCCACGCAACAGAAATTCAAAAATATTGTTCGGATTGAACTTGTTAAATGTATTCTAGCAGGTGAAGGATTAGATGTAACGGTTGATGCAAATACTTCTACTATTACTAAAAACTACCAAGACAATGTATTAAACTTTCCATATATTTCCATTCGTGTAGCAGAACTTGAAAATAACAATTACGGAACAGATAATTTTCTGGATAACGCATTTGGAGTGTTACATTATGATGCAAAATGGATATCTGATGAATTGACACAGACTTCTACAAAAGGATTTATTGCGATGATTCCTAAATTCTTAAAATGTCAAAAAGAGTTTTATCCAACTCCTCTTTCTACTCTACAAAAAATGACGATTGATATCCGTAGACCAAATGGTGAATTAATCTCTAAATCTCCTGATACATTTGATATTGGTGGAATTATTGCATATACTGGAGGTACTGGAACTGGCTCACAATTTCCATTTAATATTTCTCTTGCTGGTTCAGTATATAATAAACTGGATGTTACTGTTCCATATAATCTCTTTATAAATACTACAACCTATTTTAGCAAATATGAAATGTGTAAAGGAGATCGCCTACAAATTAGTGGATATACATATTCCGATGATGTGCTAGATGACCCATTATATGGTCAAACATTACGAACATTCTGTAACTGGATAAATCGCCCTGAAGGTCATGTTATAGTAAATACTTGTTATAGTAATACTGCAACTACTGTACTTGATGATTCAAATAACGTGGGATATGCAAACTTTATCATCATTCAATCTCGATATAATGATCCATCCACAGGATCTATTGACTTAAATGAGTTTGCTACTAATATCGGTGTTATTCTTAATAATTTTGGAGTAGCTTTACAAACTCCATGTCGTCTTATGAATCTTAATAAACAATTAAATCTTGTTTTTCGTATCATAACTCGTGAAATGGATTCTCTTCCGCAAATACGTCCCGATAATAATTATTAAATGATCTAGAATTAGGTAAAATGTTTTTCAACATTATAACATTTTTTATAATTTTGATAATTCTACTAATTCTTCAATATACATATAAAGAAGGATTTGAATTACCGGCTGAACATAACGATTATGTTACAGAGTCTCAGATTAAATATGACCCCGTTGCATTAATTAATGATGCAACAAAACCAGCAATACCCTTTTCCTCTGACAACTCTCGTGCCATGCAACTTGCACTTGGTGTCATAGACGCTACTCCTACTTCTGATACGTATTCATTAAACATGAGAAATACGTATTCTATGCCACAGGTATCACCTGAAACACTTAAAACAATTGAAATGTGTGAAAAACGCCAAGCATCGTGCAGTGCATTTGATAATGCAGAATTTGCAGAAAATTGTGGTATAAGTTTCGATATACTAGGTAAAAATTCGGCTGGTAAGACTATTTCGGGTGGTTTATTTGTATCTAGTGCGGATCGCAAAGCTCAAAATGATGCATTTAATAATGTTAAAATAAGTAGGATTCCACCATATGATCCATATAAAGTATTTTATCCGACGGTTGGTAGCGCAAAACAAGGGGCATTTGGTATTACTAAAAATCAATGTTTAATTGTTAAACAAAAAATAGACTGTGAAGATAAACAAACTTTTACAAGTGAACATTGTACACAGTGTTATACTTCAGGAAAATTTTCAAGAGTTGATCCCAATACTCAAAGAATGCCTTCTACGTTGTACCTTTATGGTATAGGCACTGCATCTGTTACATCTATCCCGTTATCTGAATCAACCGCATCCATTGCAAAAAGTGGAATTGTATTAAGTACTACAACAGCATCAACTGTTACTATACCGAACGATTCAGAAGGTATTTCTTTTACAATTACTGTTCCCAAGTCAGAAAACATTTCGTATATTGCAGGATATTTGGAAGGAACCACTCCGAGAGGTGAATTTAAAATAGACTTAATAAATTTTGTTAAAAAACCTAGTTCTAAATATAAACTAAATGGAACATTAAAAATTAATACATTTAAAGCCGTTATAATGGCTCAAACGACTGTTGATATTTTGTTGGATTGTTTAATGCCATTTTCTTTCCTTAATAAGTATGATACTGATACAATTACATGTGATAATGGGCCTATCATTACAAAAGCAGATTCTGCTACCTTTTTAGAATCTAACCCATGTTATGGAAAAGATAATAAACCTGGTAATTATAAATTAGAATGCTTACAAGATAGATGGCTTAGTCTAGGTGGAACAACTGCAGGAGAAGGATATCCCAGTGATCAAGCTAAAGCAGATGCACTGCAAAAAGATGTTATTGGGAATCCATTGGGACTCGACGATATCATTGAAAATATTTATTTTAAAATGAAACAAGCACTATCAGGTGTTGGGCCAAACGGGCCTTTAAGTATTCCTGATTGGAATACATTATCCATGTGGGGAACAGGTGTAAAAATTACGAATGCATGTGATGGGCCAAATATGCTTACTGGACCATTATCTCAAGATTGTTTATCCTATTTATATAAAAATAGTGGAGCTCCTATGAATATAACATATAAAGATGGAATACCATCACTTCAACATGTAAGTATGAAAGGTCAAGACACACAAAATACATACTGTTATCCTGGAACATCGATTGATCCCAGTACACCAGAAGGTTTGCAATATGCAAGGACATTTATTGGAAATAAAGGAGTAAATGAAGTTAAAAATGAGTATAATAGAATTTATAAAATCGCTATTGATAATGGAAAACCAAATAAAGATCGTAGAACTGAAATGAAACAGTGCTTTGGAATAAACATAAAAATAACAGAACCACAAGGAGTATTTATTTGTGCAAGTGGTGTAGTAGTTTCTGGTTTAGGTTCTAATTTTAATACATGGTATTCGGATACAAAAATTGCTCAACCAGAAATGGAATGGACACAAATACCTGGAGCAGTTAGAACTCTATCTCTTGCTCCATCTGGTTTTATTGTTATAACAAATAGTATAAATCATATGTATTATTTAGATAATTATCAAAATATTGCATGGGGGCAATTTAGATACGGATCTTTTAAACAACTATCAACGGATGGTACAAATATTGTAGGAATTGATAATAACGGATATGCCTATACAGTAAATAAAAGTGATATGGCTTTATTTACAAATGTTAAAGGGAATGCCTGGAAACAAATTGTACCAGGTGCAACAGTGAAAAAAATAGTAACAACTAACGGAAAATATTATTGTATTGGAATGGATAATAAAATATATTATACGAAATCTATCACTACATCATTTATCACTATATTACAATGGATACCAGCAAATCCTTATACAACTTCTACAAATACATTTACCGATATTGCAATTGATGATATATTAGTACTTGTTGGAACAGATAAAAAATTATACTATAATAACAACCTATTTAATATACGTGTTAATACATTAGTACCAAATCAACCTGCCGAATTTAAAGCAGTATCTGTAAGCAGAGGTACAATTTATGCACTTGATACAAGTGGAAATCCATGGTATACACCTCATTATATCAATACAAGCTGGATACAAATGAATGGAACTGGAGATAATAAACAAGGTGCACTAGAATATATATCTCATCGTATTACTGTTGCATAATTCCTATTTAAATAAAATAAGTAAATAAGTAGTATGTTTCAAAGATTATATGAAGCATTTGATACAAATCCCCATATTCCATTTACAAGTGCTCAAAATGTATTATTTAATGCTCTTCCAAATTTAAATCTTTCTTCTTCCGGTCCATTTGAATTTAAATCTGCAATAGAAAGTGTAGAACCAGGTATTAATCAATATCAAAGAACAATTAAATATCCCAATGATATTTTTATGTCCGATTCGAACAAAGGATTACAAGAACTTGCTAAAACATGTAGCTCATCATCAATCGATGAATTAATTGCTATGAAAAACCCAAATGCAATTCGATGTGGATGGATGTATACTCCTCCAACCAACGGTAGTCCTTATCCAAAAATTTCACAAGGGGCAGTTGGTGATGTAAATGATCCTATTAAAACATATGTACCAGACAGTTCATATAGGCGTTGGTTTTTTGATCTTCAACTTGCAAAAAGAACTATGCTACTTGATAAATGTAAAGCTCTTACAACATGCAATGATCTTGATACAAATACATATAAAGGTGTGTGCGGATATTGTTTAGATAAAAATCAAGGTGTGCCCATTGATTCAAATGGAAATTTGTTGTATGCGGGTGATATGATAGGAACATGTAGCAGTACACCCATAAAAAATGTGTCTAATTGCCCTGTTATAGAAGAAGAGTCTGGTCCTCAACCAAGTATTGATAGAACATGTGAACCAGATAATGGCCGTTTATCTAGACAATGTTTATATAATACTGTTGTTAATAACGGATGTTCTTCAAATGGATCATTGGCACAAGCATTACTATCAGGTTCTACTCCAAACTATACTGAAAAGATAGATGCTATGAAAGCATATAAAAAATTTTATTCAAATCCTCTTTCTGGTTTTGAAAATGGAAATGAGACCATGGACGCCGTTTTAAACGAAGTAAGACAGCTTGCGATTGATACAAACAAAAGCGGTCAAATACAGTTTCCCGCAAAGGATTTATGTATACGCAAAGGTTCAATGGAAGGATACGACTTTTGTGCTGATTTAAATGATAGCACTCCTCCCCCATTTATGTTAGATTGTATACAAAAAATATTTTTAAAATTGGGAGGTCAGCCTGCAGGTAGTTCTTATCCTAAACAGGGAAATATAGAAGATTATAATAATACATTTGCAAATATTGGAGAAGTGAAACAATACTTTGATATGATTATTCAAAATACAAAAAGCAGTAATTATAATGTTCAACGTGATGCAATGATTCAATTATTAGGTATTAAAATACAAGATACTAAAAAAAGAGCACCTTATAAACAAGGTGTAGAAGTGTTTTGGTTTGTACAAAAATTAGGAGTTTCAAATGAAGTAAATGGATTTTTACGCAGAACAATAGAAAAAGATATTATAATGTTTGAAAATAATCTTGGTAGTAAAACCAGAGTAGGATTTTCTGAATATGCCAATATGATTCAATTAACTGATTTTCGTACACAGAGTGATATTACTACTACATTTAATGTAAAAATAGATGATGGATTCTTTATAACATTAAATAAGCCAGCTAGATATGATGCAGAATTACTTGACATAAAATTTGTCAGTAATACGACTAATAACATAGTTCCTGATGTATTTGCATATATTTATGCACAGGCTCCAACATGGCATCAGTCAAAGTCAGATTTTAAATTTAAAGCATATGTTCCAAATATCGTAAAATTATTCTATGAAGATTGTTATGGCGGTGGACAAACATTTGTTGTTGAAGAAAAAACTCCAGCAAATGTTGAAAAACTTCTAAATTCATATAATTATTCATTGACATGTGAAGAATTCGCTCCCTTTTTAAATTTTGAGGTGAAGGATACATCTGTAACACCTTTACCACCTCTGGTAAATGGAGTTGTTGGGCCTATGCAAAGTCCTGAATTTTTTCAAGAAACTCGTAATCCTGGAATGTTTGCACAATTTGTTAAATCATCTAATCTTGAATATCGCAGAGGAAGTTCAGAAAAACAATACGTACCTGGTAAGAAAAGTTTTGCTCGTTTTAATTCTAGTTCACGTGTCAATATGCTAAATATTGCATATCAAAGCTGGAAATACGTGACGTTTGCGATTCGATTACAATCTATACCTATGAATGAAGAAGTTATTATAAATTTTACGACAAGTGAGTATAATTATAAAGTTGTATTAAAAAAGTATAATGAACTAACTGCATCTATTAAAGTGATTCATACATTTAATAATATAGCAAATGTAGAAACTACTTATTTGTTATCTCTTAATAGTTGGTACTTACTTATTATAAAAAATCTAGAAAAAGGTCTTGGTATTTCCTGTAATAATATAAAAGATATGCAAACAACTAAAAAAACATTGATATTTAAGGAAATATATGCAGGAAACCCAATATATATTACAAATGGAACACAAAATCCTACTAAAGATAGAGCCAGGTCTAATACAAGTATTGTAATTGGTGCAGTAAATGCAAATAATCCATCAAGCGCAACACGATGTATTTTTGATATTGCATGGGTACATTTTTTTGACTACAACGTACAAGATACTAATGTATATAGAGACTGTATGGCTGATTGGGTTTTTACCGAAATTACTTAAATACAGGCATAGATCCCTTAAATGTCCCATATAATGGGTTTATTTGTATTTCTCCAATAGGAGTTGTTAATGTATCATCTAATATATCATATATATTATATATTATATTTCCCTTTTTAGGATAAATTATAAAACGCTCCAGTTTTCCTTTTGTCCTATACATTTCAACAATTTGAGCTTCATGTTTGGATCTTTTTTCTTCTTTTTCTTCTTTTTCTTCTTTTACTTCTTTTAATTCAATACTTGTTTGCATAATATCTACCTGTAAATCAGGATCAAATAAATACTTCTTTATATTACCTTCTACTTTAAAACAATCTACATCATTATCTGCTGCATTTAAACTACAATCTATTGCTGATTCTTTCATTAGATCTAATAATGCTTTATTTATTATATCTTTTTTAACAGCTACATTATATACATTTTCGTCAGATGTTTCTATGTAAAAATCGTTTTGATTCTGCACTGATTTTTTAACATCTCTTAGTCGAATGGATTGATCTAACTCTTTCATCTGTTTTTTTGAAAATACTGTATAGTATGTATAAATATCCACTGTGCGATCTTCATATTCTAAATCTTGATGCGAACAAATACGAATGGCTCGGCCTTTCACTTGATCCAATCGAACTTTATTCCAGTATGGTTCCATAATATGTACTGAGCGACAACACTTCAAAGAAATACCTTCTGCACCTGCGCCAGTAATTCCAATTATCCAGCATATTTCTCCCTTTTTGTTTTTATTTTCATATGGTTCTAGTACATTTCTCATACTTTCAGGAATTTTATCAAAATATCCGTTAAAAATATTCAAAATCAGATTACGTTTTTCACGCACACCGTCTCCTGTTAAAAACATGAAACGTTTCTCTTCAGGTCGATTTGTAAACGAATCGATTGTTTCGTCTGAGAATTTTAATGTATCTGATTGTGCATTACCTTCGATTTCAATTTCAAAAAATCCATTTGCTTTTAATGCAATTCCTAGTACTCCTAATCCTTCCACTGTCTTAAACTGACTGTATACCAAATTACTTCCTTTTGATATCATTATCTTGCGAATCATTTTATCCATTTTTGTAGAAAATTTAGATAAACATCCTTCCATTATATTATTATCTGCATCAGTACATATATCATTTTCATCTATATTACCTAGTTTTAAATATTTATCTTTATCTGTTAAAAGTTTATTCATTGCTATTTTAATACTGTCTTGATATGAGATTTTTTGTTCTGGTTCTTCTGGCTCTGGCTCTGGCTCTATCACTGGTCGAGTTCTTTTTGGAGGTTCTACCATTGGACGAACTCTTTTTGGGTTTACTACTACTGGTACTACTGGTACTTCTACTTCTGGTACTTCTGGTACTGGTACTTCTGGTACTTCTGGTACTGGTACTTCTGGTACTGGTACTTCGTCTGCACCACCTTTCATTTCTTCTTCTGGTTCTTCTTCTGGTTCTACTTCTTCTACTTCTAAATCTATATCATCCGAATCTATTATGGGAGCATCCTTAAATTCTTCTAATGGCGTATTTGGAAATGGGCGTTTAATACCTTTTGGAAAAGTAAAATTACACAGTGCTCTACTTCTAAAACGATAACTAGATGGATTTTTCATTCTTGCAAATTCTTCTACCGCTGCATATGCATCCCCATTATCTTTATTTTTTTCACTAATTATTTCAGTCTTACGTTGCTCTATATAATTTTCTAATACATGATTACTCATTACACATTCGATTGTTTCATCTATTTCTATTTTCGGCATATATTCTTCTTTGGATCCTTTATAGTATGAAATTAAACCAGATAGACGTTTTTTCAATACGAGATCGTTTTTAATAGATAGATTCGCTGGATTTATAAAATTCATTTTAAATTCTTTATCATCTGATGGCAATCTAGGATACGATATATACTTTTCACTATCAAATAAGAAATTAGCATCTTTGAGTTTTATTTTAATTCTTTCAAATACTTTCTTTATATTATCTTGTGCGTCCTCATTATATCGAACACCTATAAATTCTGTATTATTCACTCTTTCGTATCCTTCATTAAATACGGAAATTAATACTTTTATAACATTCAGTTTAGGATCACATCTAATAATATCTACACGTAATTCGGATTCCACAATGTCTGTAAATCGTTTAATAAATGTTTCATATTTTTCGGCATCTTTTTTCATTACTAGATTAAATTCGACGCATTCTATATATCCAGATAACACATTTGCCAATATCCCTAATTCATCTGGAAAATTGATAATAGGAGTACCAGAAAGACCAATTATTTTACTATTTCTTGCATCAGTTAACAATTTATAGAATAAATACGAACGTTTATAACTATTTGTGGTTGCACATTGACTCGGTATCCACTTACCAGGTACAATTGGTTCCGATATTCCTCTGCCTTCTGGTTTTTTGATAATATAAGGAGTAATGGAACCTTGCATTAATCGTGTTAAGTTATGGATTTCGTCAATTACAATAATAGAATTATCAAAAAATCGTTCGCCATTTTCACTTGTATTGCACGCATATTCTTTGAGTTTTGCAGATGTTACACCATTATAACTTATAAATGTAATTCGATTTTCGATCATATTTGTAATTTGACTGCGAATGTCATTTTGGTCGGTTGCATCTAAATCGTCAAAATTGGGTTCCTTTGTAAAATCTGGAATCCATATATATACCCTTTCCTCAGGACGTTTTAATACATCTGCCAAAAATTTTGTACTTAATGATAATACCGATTGCGCATACATATAAGTAATACCTTCTTCGGATATTAATGATTCTTTTACCCAGTGATTTTGTACATTAAAATGTTTAAACCCGCAAAATGATATTTCAGATATAAAATTACCTCTTAATGAAAATGGAGTCATTACTATAATTTTCTTATTTGATGTACCATATAGAGCTTCTGCAGCTGCTATCGCGGAACACGTTTTACCTGAACCTAATCCATGATATACTAACACACCTCTATAGGGTGATGCATTCCGAATATATTCACGGATAAATTCCTGATATGAAAATGCTTTTATTGCGTCACCTGAACCTAATTTAGAACATGCGTTTTTATCTATTTCTCCTTTAATTTGCGGTGGTATTTTAAAGGTTTTGTATGTATCTGAAATAAATTTATAAAAACTTTTACGTGTTTGAGGTGTATACAATACAGTATTACTCTTGTATGGTTGATCAGTTTCTATTTTATTTTGACTATCAATATAATCTTTAAATATAGCGTTTGATTCATTGATATCGAGTTTATCCTGTAATGTCTGTTCTATTTTACGACCGTCTCTGTGCATTTCTTTTACATATTGTTGTTCCTTTGGTTCCTTTGGTTCCTTTTGTTCCTTTGGCTCCTTTTTTTCTTTTTTTTCTCTTGGTTTTATAGTCGGAGTGAAAGATTGTGTTATTGGTTCTAATTGCCCAGATGGAACAGGCTTCTTTACAGATGCAATAATTTCTTTACTTGCCAATTGTACAACTTTGCACCTTTTTGGTTGAATACCTTTTAATGGACCTTTTGTAGACATCTATACAATACATATCAAAAAATTTATCGAGGTTCCAATACACATCCATCACATGTTACAGGATTATTTGTTGTATAAAATTGTTTTGTAATCGGATCAAGTTTTGTCACATTAAGTGATGGACTAAAAACAGCATTTACACCATTATTCGCATCTGGAAATCGTGTATGACATTCTTTTACAAAATGTTTTTGATTTGCATCTCTTACTGGAATACATGGTGTTTTCATAGCATAATATGTATCAAATTGTGGTAAATATGGATTTGATTGATTATTTACGGGAACAGTTCCATTCGTTGGCCCATTCGTATTCGTACAATCGCAGTTTGGCAATACTACATAACCTTCGCTCGTATTTGCACACGATTCATTTCCAGCTTTTTGTAATAATATGGAATCCGACGAATATATACGTGATGCACTTCCTGATGCGCCTGCGTATACACTTAAAAACTGTTCAGAACTTCCTGTCTGAATTGAAGTTGTTCTTCCAGCTCCACCAAATGAATTATTACAACTTGATGTCGGAACATTCGTATTTTGTTCTCCACTACATGTTGCTACACCTTTTATGTATTTTGATGATTGAATTTGATTTTTCCATATTAATGTGCTAGAATCAACTGTTTTACATCGATTAATATATTTTGTATTCTGTTTTTGGAGTAGTTCTGTAATCTTACTTGCATCCATTCTACATGATATTCAATATTATATTTCTAACATTTCTAGTGCAGCACGGGATGCTTCTTGTTCTGCTACTTTCTTATTGCGAGCAGTGGCAGTGGATATAATCTTATCATTTGGATCTAGTACCCCCATTGTAAATACTCTATCATGTGGTGGACCAACTACTTCAATTTCTTTGTAACGCGGTGGAACGTGATACATTGCCTGAAATTTACGAAGTAATTGATCCTTATAATTTGTATCTTCATTAATGATTTGTACAAAATCAATATGCTTTTCGATGATATTTACTAACAAATCATTGCACTGTTGAAATCCTCGTCCAACATCTTCTTCTTGTAAGTATAGTGCTCCAAACCATGCTTCAAACATAGACCCTAAAATACGTAGATTATTACGACCATCACATATTTCTTCCATGTGACGACTTAGAATAATCCATGGTGTAAATCCGATATCTTTTGCCAATTTCCCTAATTGCAAATTATTAACAATCCGCGATAAAATCCGAGTTAAGAAACCTTCGCCTTGACCTGGATATCTCTTGGAAACATAGGAAGCAATGATCAATCCAATGACTCTATCCCCTAAATATTCTAATTCCTCATTATCGCATTTTCTAAGAGGAAGACAATCATCTGGTTTTTGCGCAATGACAACTTCTTCTCCGTTTTCCGTTTGGTCTTGCCAAATTTCAGGGCGATCTACATAGGATTTATGACAACATGCTTGCGAAAATAAATTAAAATTTTTAAACCCTCCTTTCCATCCATATTTTTTAAGAATCAGAATCGCATCTCTTGGAATGAGCTCCTTATTCTTTGAATTCCATGGGTTAAATATCTTTGACGTCATTTTATTTTTTAATTTAAAAATAATTAAATCAAATTTTTAATATTCATATTTTTAATATTCCGCACATTTGATTTAATTTTTGCATTGTATTTCTTTCTATTTCATCTTTTGAAATGGGTTGATATGGATAAATAATTGTATTAAAAAATACCAATTCGTATAATCCTAACATGGTAACCATCGCGGTATTTTCAAATATAATATGCATCCAACGTATTTTGATATTGCTATACTTTATATAGGTAGAAACTGTAAAAAATAATGCAAATACAACACCTATATATGTCCATGCATGATTTAAAATAATATTATTGTATACGATGCGCAATGATTCTTGTGAATCACCTTCTGTTACAACACTTGACATATTTATATATTTTTCGAGTATACTATTTATTTTTTGAATTTGTTCAGGTGTCATACTCTCACATCCTTTTACAATTTCATTTGTAAATTCATTTATTGTCCATTCTATCCCATTATTTTCCAGCGATGATATATATAAAAAGTAAAATAATGTCTCAAAAATAGAAATTAAGGTTATATGCAATAATAATTTTACACATGTTTCTAGTGCGTATATTTTGTATACTGGCTCTACTTTATCTATTATCTCTTTATGTATCTCTATATTATCAGGATGCCATTCTAAAAATGGAGTTAACTCTTCGTCCGACATAGTTATTATATCATTTATTTTATTTTAAACTGTTAGATGTTTCGGTATACTTCTGTACAAACACGCTCCGAATTTAAAAAAGGAAAACGTAAAACGAAAACACAACGCGTTGTAATTAAAAATAATTCAGGGTATAAAATGGTTACTCTCCGAAATAAAGGGACCAAAAAGATTAAAAAAAGGTTAAATGCAAAAGAAATTGCATGTATCAAACGATGCGAATTTATTCCGAGACTTTTTAAAGATTGTGAAAAATGTTTAAAATAGGTAGGAATGGGAACCAACGATTTAGACGATGTGCTAAACTATAGTATAATGACAAATGCGATCCTAAAATATATTAAAGATGCAGAAGGTTATTCATCGCAAATTAAAATAAGCGGATTACAAAAAAAGGAAAATGTTATACAACATATACAGCATAATATGCCGTTAATATATGAAAAACATTCTATTTTTATTGACGTTATGATCGATACACTCATTTTAGTATCTAATAATCCTTCCGTTATAAAAGCGGATAAATTCTATTTTGGATGCGGCTGTTAAAAAAATTTGATGTAATATTATGTGTAATATATTACAAAAATGCATCGTATAAAAATAATCGTTGTAGCTATGATAAATAAAAACAAAAGTCCAAGATCATATACTAAAAAACCAGTTTATATGGGTTGTCCTTGTAAAAGTAATTCGTGTGTAATAAATCGCAGATCTCGTGGCAAATGGTCCTATGAAGATGATATATTCATACGTGAAAGTATACCACTTCGTAAATCATGCATGGATCCATATACACTCATGCAAGAACTTGCTCTCAGAAATGAAAACGATAATGTATTTTGGGATAATTCAAAATTATGGAATTCTAAGGTATAAATAGAATGAAATTAATTATAGCTCTACTTATTATTTTTTGGTGGGTTGCTGTATGGGGGTTATTTGATATATATACGGAGAATAAAACAAAAAATGAAAAATTATGTATATATGTTGTAATAATTGTAACAATAATAGTAATATTATTTTTTTTCCCTGAATTTGTCAATTATTTATGTTGATATTTTTTAGATTCTAGTCCTAATTTATAGATTGATTCTACTTCTTTTTCTGTTAGAGTATTCACATTAATACCTTTTGGAAGTGACACAAATTGTGGCTTCTTGAGTGTTGTTTTCATAATATATGGCCCATATTTCCCAGTACGAATGACATACTCTTTAAATTGCTTTGCATCATTTGCGTTCTTTGCATTGAATCGTTCAATCGTTTTTTCAAATTCTTCTTCTTGATATGGAATTGATACATTATCGCACTGCAAATAATCTCCAAATTTACCCGTCTTTTTAATAATTTTTTTACCATTCCATTCACCAATTTCATTACTGTTTGTTTCCTTAAACTGTAATGCAATCTCTTCGGTCATGTCTTCAAACGCGATACCTTTTGGCCAACCAATAAACTGCGTATCTACACCTTTGATTACACCTTCGATTAGTAAAAGCGGTCCCTTTTTTGATTGTATTGCTTTAATACCATTAAACTCTTTGACTCTATCTGATTTGGCTCGATCTGTTCCTTTTATAAGGGTTTCATATCGATCTTTATACGAACTCCACATATCTCTTAGAACCTGTTTCCAGTCCTCTCCTTCTGCTACTTTATCCAAGCGTTTCTCCATTTGCGATGTAAATGTGTAATTAAATAAATCGTCGAAATTTTTTACAACAAATGCGAGAACAGATCTTCCTAACTCTGTCGGCACCAACTTGTTCTTCTCTGCTCCCACTTTCTTTTTTATATCTTTTCCTTCTGGCAATATATTTGGCTTTATTATATATTCTTTGACGGTTACTTCTTTTGCTGGAATATTATTGGTGATTACGTAATTTTTGTCTTGAATCACTGCGATAAGTGATGCAAATGTAGACGGGCGACCAATCCCATTCTTTTCAAGTTCTCTTACAAGCATTGCTTCTGTATATCTTCCTTGTGCTTTTGTCTCTTTTGGCTCTGCTTTTATATCGGACCATGTCACTTTATCACCTACATTCAATGTTATCGCTTTATTCCATACATCCTCTACATCATCTACTTCATTCTCTTCATCCAAATTTGCAATTTTCCCTGCCTTTTTCCAACCTTCAAAGGTAGTATGTTTCCACTGAGATGACCACTTAAAATCATCGTCGATCTGTATACTAACATTACATATTTCACCTTTTGCAGGAGCCATTACAGACTGTATCGTTCTTTGCCATATGAGTTTGTATATTTTATTATATTCGTCTTCTATGCTTGTAACTTCCATATGTGTGGGTCTTATTGCTTCATGTGCTTCTTGTGCTCCTTCCTTTTTTTCTTCTTTTTTTTCTTTTTGGTCTACATATTCATTGCCATAGTTTTGTAAAACCCAGTCTTTTGCCTCTTTTACAGCATCTTCTGAAAGAACTGCTTTATCGGTTCTCATATATGTAATATGACCTGCTTCATACAATCGTTGTGCGATTTTCATTGTGTTTTTGGGATTAATACCGAATAGTGCTGATGCCTGTTGCTGTAAAGTACTTGTGATAAGTGGATCAGGGGCTTTTTCGGTCCATGGACGTATATGTTTAGATATAATGGTAGCCTCTAGCGTTTGGTATATCATTTCCATGTAATTTATGGCGGATTCTTCATCTTCCAATTCATCGTCCATTTGACCTTTACACTCGAAATCTTTTATCTCGGAATGTATCCAATTTGCCTGTAAACGCCAACTCGAGGATGTTTTAAAATTATTAATTTTATCTTCGCGATCTACTATCAACCGCAATGCAGGAGTTTGGCATCGACCTGCTGAAAGAGACGGTGCTACATATTTCCATAATAAAGGGCTGATTGTAAACCCTATCATCATATCAAGCATCGCACGAGATTGCTGTGCATTCACACGATTCATATCCAGATAACGATAATTTTCTACCGCATGTTTTACTGCTTTTTGTGTAATCTCGTGAAATACCGCGCGTCGAGTTGTTTTTACATTTAATTTGAGCAATACACATACTGCATAGGATATTGCTTCTCCTTCTCTATCATCATCTGATGCTAAATATATAGTCGCACCTTTTGCTGCATCTTTTAACTGTTTAATCGGTTTTTCTTTTATAAATTGATAGGTTGGCTCAAAATCTCTATATAATCCGATTGCGTCCAATTTCTCATCCAATGATCGAATATGACCCATTGTAGCAATAACTTCCCAGCCTGGACCAAGAAACCCCTTTATTTTTTGACATTTTGCAGGAGATTCTACAATCACTAGATTTACCATTTGTTGTTTTTTTCTAGTAATTTCCAATATCAAATTTTTTTTTAATATATAAGTATAAATGAAAACAATCACCGAAATTTTATATGAGACAATTTTTATTTCTGTTTTAAATGTATCTGCTGTATATGTTGCCGCATTTACATATCATTTGAACTGGTCAGGTGTACTTTGTGTTATGATTCTAATATCTCTTCTTACGGCATCCATTACTCACATGTTTCTATCTAAATTTACATCTATTAAAGGACAAACTGGGATCACAGTAAATGAAGGATACAGTGTTCTTTTAGTGTCTCTTCTTTCTTCTCTCGCTGTTTTAATAATCCTCATACAACGCTTTAATTTTCCCGAAGCACTTGGTATTGCATTATTATCTGGAATGATATCTTCACTCATGCAACACATTTTAAGAGTATAAAATGTTACATTATAATAAAAATAGGAATGATTAACCAATCAAGTGGCCAAGGAGCTCTATTTGAACTCGTTGCCAGAGGTATCAAAGATAAATATTTTGTAAAGGATTCAACCGATAGTTTTTACCCATACGATGCAAATTACGAGTCATCTATACACCATTTAGGAGAACGCAAAACAATGGTTCCTATTAATGGAACTACATTCGGCAATACATTTGAAGTTGAAATTGATTCATATGCCGATATAATGACAGAATGCGCATTTGAAATCGATCTTCCAACATGGCTACCTCGATTACCTATAGCAGTTAACGGGCAATTATACAATCCATCTGTTGCAAACGGACTTTACCCTATTACTGCGTCAACAGCATCATATGGGTACGTTAATTACATTGGATATTTTCTTTTTGAAAAAATACAATTCTACCAAGATCAATTCTTGATTCAGGAATGGAGCGGCGATGGATTATTAGCCGCACAAATGAGTGAAGGATCGTATAATAGTAGTTTTTTAGAACAAAAAATGGGCGGTCAACTTGAAACGCTTGATCCGATTCGAAGTATTCAACATCGTGCAACTCCTGGCCATTTACGTATCAAATTACCACTGCCTGGTATGCAATGTTATGGTGATACAGGATTTCCGTTAACTGCAATGCCGTGGCAGAAACTAAGAATCAAAGCAACTCTTAGAAAATTGGAAGATTTGGTTGTATGTTCGAATGATACTAAGGGAGAACCATGGAATGTTCCAGAATTTACATTAATGCTGGATGAACCATATACGTTTGCACCTGTTCCCGTTGGACAACCGACAATTCTTCTTTCAACCATTCAGCGATATGTATCTCAAGATATACAGAAAGAATTACGTTCTACACCGATTCAAATACCTTTTCGGCGCCAATTTGAAAATAATTTTACGTTTGGAGAACTTGACTATGTATCACTGGATAATGCTGGGACATCTCATGTGACTAGACGTCTTGATGCAAGATACCCAGTTGAAAAAATGTTCTGGTTTTTTCGAAATAAAAAGGCAATCGATCAAAATAAATTAGACGATTTCTATAATGATTTCTTTGATTTTAATACGGCAGCTCAGCCGTTTACGGAACCATATGGGAATTTTTATTATAAGATGAAACTTATTATTGCTGGAAGAGACCGAGAAAATTTATTAGAACCATTTGTTTTACAGACGATTTCACAGTTTGCCAAAGATGAAAAAGGTAGTGGTCTTAACATTGGAGAAATGAAATGGACAACAGGTGAAAAATACGGCACAGTCTATCCTGCACCTAGACAACCAGAAGGAACTATTAATTTTACGACGGCAGATAGACCCACATTATATATAGAATTAGCTAATATACGTCCAAATATGACTGGACAACGTAATTGTGAACTTCGAGTATTTATGGAAGGATGGGCTGTGTACGAAATTCGAGAAGGTAGAGGACGTTTATTATTTGCAAATTAAATAGAATGCATGTACGGCACACTATAAAAAAGAAAACGCTATGCGTTGGTATTATTTCGACGCCATTAGACTTAAATGGATCTGATGGGTCTAGTCATATTGCAAAAAAATACGTTGATTGGATGGAAGATAATGGAGTGCATGTTATTCCTATACCATATGATACAACCGAGCATGAAAAATATTTTAATATGATAAATGGCCTATTAATCGTGGGAGATATTCCTGGTGAAATCATGAAAAATACTACATATATTGATTGTGTTACAAAATTTTTTATATTGTCCTTGCGCGAATATTTTCCAATTTGGGGAACTTGTGCTGGATTTCAAATGTTATTGTGTTTAGTAGGAGGGATTAAACTTAAAAATAATCTGTCAAGTGGCCTATATCCTATAAAGACTAAAAAGTCGCGAATGTTTACATTCTCTCCAAAATATATAGACTATTTGGAAAACTATAAATCTGCTTTTCACTCGAATCATTATGGAATTTCATGTAAAGATTTTTTAAAAAATAAACATATAAAACGTTTTTATAATATTACATCCACATGTAAAGAATATGTTGCTTCTATTGAATCAAAATATTATCCAATTTATGGAACACAGTGGCATCCTGAAAATCACCGAAAAACATTCAAACCATTCGCTGATTTTTTTATTTCAGAACTCAAAAAAAGTAAACATTCGTGTAAAAATAGAAAGTTAAGTTCCATCTTAAAACCTAAAATGTGCAGTCATTGTAATGAATTATGTTATTTTTGAAATAATTTTAGTCCATTCCTCCACTTTTGCTGTATTTGATGATACAAATAATGGTTGCGGTTGTCCATTTACAATAGCTAAAAATGCTGGAATGGATGTTACTCCGCAATATCCTGGCGTATATTTATTTTCAGTTATATCGCATTTATACCATTTTATATTGGGTATATTAGCCAAATAGTCTTTGTCTAATTTACCACAAGGGCTACACCATGCTGCTGTAAATAGAATAATGCATAGAGGATCACGCGATTGATTCCGCGGGCTCAACAGGCTTTCGAAGAATTCCTGGCTCGGGAGGGGAATCATTTCGTTCTTTCTTATGTGAACGACGATAAGTTAAAATACATCCAGACACGGTGATAAATATGATTGTTCCGATTAACATATATGGAAGTAATGTTTCTAATGTGTTTGGTTGTGCTCCCATTTGACCGCCTTTCATTGGCGGTGCAAATAATGTATTTAGTTTCTTTATTTCTGCTGCAGCTGTCGCTGCTGTGTCTAGAACACCTTTTGCTGCATCTGCTACACTTGCCGCTGCATCTATACTTGTTGCTACAGTATTACTACTCTTTTCGGTAAGATTTTTAATAGATGCAACAATTTTTGTAAATGGCGAAAATGTAGGTTCTTGTTCAATAAAACATTGTGGATCATCCTTTTCCGTTCCAGGTTGAGTTGCAAAATAGTCACAATAATAATTTACAACCATTTGTGGTTTAACCATCAATTTAAACATATCAAATATCCAAAACGGTAAACTAATAACAGGTATAAATCTGTAAAATTGCGCTAGACTATAATCTCCTACTAGCAGCCTATGTATCCCAATCCACCCTAAAAAGAATAGAGCCATTGCATATTTAACATATTGCATATGTAACGCACTTGGTATGTCATTTATAAAAAATCCTGCCCCAATTCCAGTCGGACCAAATCCTGGGATGTTAAAACCAAATACTTTAGACATATCATTATTAAAATAAAGCTGGCATGCATCATAAATCCACCATGCTCCGAAAAATAAAAAATTTCCACACAATTTTGCAAATGCTGTTAATGGAGAACGCAAATATAAATGATCTAATCCGAGTAATCCAGTTAAAGGAAAATAACATAAAAACCTAAACAGTTTATATGATAAAAATTTTCCATTATCTTCGTCTGATTTGTCCGATTTCCAATCCGACTGTTGATACGAAGATCTCATTACTGTGTGCTGTGACTTTTTTAGATTTATATTTCGCTCATTTAAATTGTAAAAAGAAGACCTCCGAAACCATTGATGACACGAAATACATTATAATTATGTCCATATATTACAATATGACAAGGCCCTCTTTGTTTCCAACTGGGTAATGTCGGATTACTCAAAACATTGTTCATATTAATTTGCCATGTAATACTATCTATACGACTCGCATTCATTGTTCCTGTGGGCTGTACATCTTCTGGTCTTAATGCAAAACAATAATTATAAATAAATGAATTAACCGGAGTGGTAGTATGATGTTCATACGGTTGTTGTAACCTAAAATATGAAGGGCCTCTCTCTGCAAAACGATCATATCCGTCTAGTTGTAGCTTTGCGCTTGATATTAAATCTACACGTCCAGCTGGCGCATTTGAATTCATATAACTATCTATATTGCAATTGCTTTTTGGTTCAGTGGTAGATGGTATTGGTTGATTAATTGCTAAATTGCTATAATTAAACCATTCGTTTCTATTTTCCATTTCATCTCGTTGAACTACAAATATAAATTCCTTGATCGGATGATTAAATTCAACCGAAACGACGGCATTTGTTTGTTGGCTTCCTACCGAATATGGTGGTGTATATTGCACTTGTTCAATTAAATATTCTTGTGTTTCACTTACAAATCTACGACGCTCCTCTACATCCAAATATACATACTCGCCCCATAACATCATGTTAGTAATCTGTGCAGTACAATCAATACTCGTTTTGCACGCTGGGTTCCATCCTTCTTGGATTGGAGGTGGTTCTATCCAAAATAATTGCTGTAATGGTCGTAATGTTATATTAATTCTTATAGGATGATACTGTAAAGCCAATAGTGGTAAATATAATCCTGGGTTTTTACAGAAATAGAATTGTAGCGGGATCATTAATTTCAAGCCGTCAGTTCCAGGTATCAGATTTGGTGGCAGGTATTGTTCCACGCGTCCTATCATTTCATTTAATGCATTCCTTTGTCCTGCTGGAGTGGTAAATTGTGTCCATACTTCCATCCATTCTCCCGTTTGCTTGTCTATTTCCTGTTCACCTACTTCAAGTGCAATCTCTTGAATTAATGCATGTCCTATTGAATTTGTATAAGATAGCACATTACCACTCGTATCTTTTATTTGGGGTAGTGTAACATCTAAATATACTCTGCCCAAGAGATCACCTCGCCGTGGAACAAGACACGTGATACGTTGGCCAAAATTTGGCGTACCGTCAAAATACATCGATTGAGATTCTGTAGCAAAATTCGTATGACGACGATATACCATTTTAAAAAAACTTATTTGGGGGTTACCCGTTAGAAAAAGATCTTGTTTGCCTGTTGCTACTAATTGTAATAAACCTCCACCAGCTGGCATCCTGTTACATGTTCCGGATATTTAATATTTTTTTAATTTCACGTATTTTTATTAGATGAGTTCAGGTATCGACGCAGTTAATAGTGGACCGATCATATTAAGAACTTATGACGATAATTCTATAAATACAACAATCGTATTAGGAAATTATGATATACCAATATCAAGTAACTATGTATTGATTACTTCTGCAAATGGTAATATTGCTCCGTCTGATAATATTTATGTTTCAAGTATATCGTCTTATTCTATATATACACGTAGTATTAGCAGTCAATTTGCAAATATATCTTCTATATATGCAAGTACTATTACTGCAAATACGATTAATGCGAATGATGTAAAAGTTAGTGACATAACCTATGCAGATGGGTCTGCGACAGTAACATGTTCTCCTTCTTTATTGTATCCTAATGAAAATAATTTATTAACTTGGAATGTAGCTAATTATGTTTCTGGTTTTTTTTATGGTGTTGCAATGTCTGCAAATGGACAATACCAGACTGCTGTACCTAGTAATAATAATATATTTCGTTCTATTAATTATGGAGTAACTTGGAATGCAGTACTCATTGGAAATTGGCGTGGTGTTGCAATGTCTGCATCTGGTCAATATCAAACTGCTATAAGTACTAGTAGTATATATCTTTCTATTGATTATGGACTAACTTGGAGTCCAGTAGTCTCTGGAAGTTGGCGTAGTGTTGCAATGTCTGCATCTGGTCAATATCAGACTGCTATAGTTAATACTGGTAGTATATATCGTTCTATTGATTATGGAGTAACTTGGAATTCAGTAGTATCTATAAATGGGTATAGAATTGCAATGTCTGCATCTGGTCAATATCAAACTGCTATAACTAATCCAGGTAATATATATCGTTCTATTGATTATGGAGTAACTTGGACTGCATATAGTCCAGCATTTGTTTTAAATTGGACTAGTATTGCAATGTCTGCATCTGGGCAATATCAAACTGCTGTAGTGTTTGGTGAGAATATATATCGTTCTATTGATTATGGAGTAACTTGGAATCCATGTAATCCAGTAGTCTCTGGAAATTGGTATGGTGTTGCAATGTCTGCATCTGGTCAATATCAAACTGCTGTAACTAATCCAGGTAATATATACTATTCTACTGATTATGGAGTAACTTGGACTGCATATAGTCCAGCTTTTAGTTTAACTTGGACTACTATTGCAATGTCTGCATCTGGACAATACCATACTGCTGTAAGTAGTAGCGGTATATACACGTGTATTATCCCTTATCAATCCATATCTGCAAATACGATTACAACAAGTACGATTACTGCAAGCACGATAAATTTTAGTACAATGTATGGTAGTACAATTACTGCAAGTACTATTAATGCAAGGACGATTAATCCGAGCACGATAAATTTTAGTACAATGTATGGTAGTACTATTACTGCAAGTACGATAAATTTTAGTACAATGTATGGTAGTACAATTAATGTATCATCTATTAATGGTAGTGAATATCCTCCTGTCATTCCTGTACCTGATAATTTTTGGACATTAATAAGTCCTACAGGATTAAGTCAAATGAATGAAAGAGCAGTAGGTGGAACGGGTGCAATATATTCTATATATAATGGATTAACAGGTGAAGATGCAATAAACGGAGATGTAGGTATTACAAATAATTTATTACTTGCTGGTGCAACAACCTATCCTGATGGATCTGCAACAGTAACATGTTCACCTTCTTTACTTTATCCTGATAACGCAACGAATCCATTAGTATTTACACTAAGTAGTGCACAGTCTCCTTCAAATTGGTTTAGTGTTGCAATATCTGCAAACGGACAATACCAAACTGCTGTAATAAATGTTAGTGATATACATCGTTCTATTGATTATGGAGTAACTTGGACTCCAGTGCCATACTTTGGATTTTGGCGTGGAGTTGCAATGTCTGCATCTGGTCAATATCAAACTGCTGTAAGGAATGGTGATAATATATATCATTCTATTGATTATGGAGTAACTTGGAATCCAGTAGCAGTCTCTGGATTTTGGCGTGGAGTTGCAATATCTGCATCTGGTCAATATCAAACTGCTGTAAGTGATGGTGATAATATATATCGTTCTATTGATTATGGAGTAACTTGGAATCCAGTAGCAATCTCTACAAATTGGCGTGATGTTGCAATGTCTGCTTCTGGGCAATATCAGACTGCTGTAGTTGATAGTGATAATATATATCGTTCTATTGATTACGGAGTAACTTGGAATCCATGTAGTCCAGTAGTCTCTGGAAATTGGTTTGGTGTTGCAATGTCTGCATCTGGACAGTATCAAACTGCTGTAGTTGACAATGGTAATATATATCGTTCTATTGATTATGGAGTAACTTGGAATCCAGTAGCAGTCTCTGGATTTTGGCATGGTGTTGCAATGTCTGCATCTGGAGAGTATCAAACTGCTGTAACTGATAATAAAATATACTATTCTACTGATTATGGAGTAAATTGGATTTTTGTATCATACTCTGGAAGTTGGTATGGTATTGCAATGTCTTCATCTGGACAATACCAAACTGCTGTAGTTAATAATGGTGGTATATACACGTGCGTCATCCCTTATCAATCTGTAATAGCAAAAAGTTTTAAAATACCAGGAGGAACAAGTGGTCAAATTTTACGAGCCGATGGAACTACAGCAACAAAATCATTCATCATAGATCACCCCTTAGATTCATCTAAATATCTAGTGCATGCCTGTTTAGAAGGACCCGAAGTTGGAGTATATTATCGCGGAACATCCGAAATTGAACACGGGGAGACTGTAATTGAATTACCTTATTATGTATCTAGTTTTGCATCTGAATTTACTGTAACGGTTACACCTATATACAATGGAACATTACGAATATTAAATTGTTCTGAAGTTACCAATAATTGTTTTACAGTATATGGAGAAGGGAAATTCCACTGGACAGTATTTGCGAAACGCTACAACATTGATGTAGAGCCATATAAAAATGCTGTCGTCGTAAAAGGCGATGGGCCTTATAAATATATTTAAAAAATTTGAAACTTAAAATTTATTTCTTCTAATATTTAGAAATGGAAGACGAAGACGAATACGAAGAAGTATATGAATACGAAGAGCCTATTGATAAGCCTTCCGATAAACCTGAATTAAAACGTCTCTATCAACAACACCCAGAATGCAATTTAGACTACATTGATCAAGTCATTCCAAAAATCCCGTTACAGATTATTCCTGGCGGAGAAAAAGCCGATTCAAATCACAGAACCTATCCATTTCTGACAAACTTTGAACGAACTAAAATTATTGGGCTACGTGCAAATCAAATCAGCAAAGGATCCGTTCCATTCATACCTGTTCCAAAACACATTACAGACGTAAAAGATATTGCGCGACTTGAATTGGATCAAAAACGTCTCCCTTTTATTATTAAACGCCCTCTTCCTGATGGAACATATGAATATTGGCGTCTTGTTGACCTTCTGATTCTTTAAAAAAATTTGATTTTAAAAATTCTTTAAAAAAAATACCATGGATCAAAATTGGACTACCGTTTGTCGTCGAAGAAAACCTAAAATTACTGAATTTCTTTACAAACATTCTAACTATACTAAAAGTTGTATAAATCCAAATTCTGTTCAAGAACTCATTCGCACACGCATCGAAAAAAATCTAAATCAAGAAAAATCAGATGCATTATGTGCATTTCCACGTAATACATTTAAAAATATAGAATCGAACCGTATTATACCCACCGAAGAACAAAAAAATCGTATTCAAAAACACTTTAATGTTTATTTAAAGACTATCGAATGACTGTCCACTTTGTAGTTCTTCCATACGATTGTCGATATATTGTTTAATATCTTTATCTATTATTTTTTCTAAATGAACATTGCTCTTTAGGTGTCTTTGGTGATGTGATTCAGATACCGATAAATTATCGCATATTTTACAGTAAAATGGAAGTTTTATTTTTTCTTTAATAGTTTTATGTCCAGCCGTATGTCTTTTTAAATGCCATAGACTACTACAAGTGTAATCACATTTATTACATTTATAATATTTTTTATAGGAACGTGTTCTATTATCGTATATAGTTTTACATATTTCGGGTAAGTCCATACTAATTATATTGTTTTTTTTATCCACCTTGTCGCCATTCTTTACCGCAATTCAGACACGTAATAAAGATCGTCATAGGTTCATCTGCTGAACGCGTTTGAAGTTCATAATAAGTGCACTCACGTTTCTGACAACGACGGCATTTAAACTGATCCGTAGCACGACTTTTATTCCCTTCTAGGATTTTTTGCTCTCTTTGCAGTAATTTATCTTTTAGTTCGAACCATTTTTCAGGAAACATCTCATACGATGACATGGATGGTATATCAGATAATCTAAATTCTCCTTCAATGACGCGCGATAGAAGACGCATGTTTTTAACAGGACTTTCTGGATGAATATTACTAAATACGGATCTTACATTTTGACGATAAATATCTGTAAATACAGGTGATTTCCAGCTACGAGCAATATAATTCTTTTGTGAATATGTAAATGTTGTTTGGTATATACTCTTTTCCAATGATCGAATATCATCCTGCGAGAAGTTTTCGAGAAATTTCATATTATTTAAACATAACATACGCAATGGATGTGTTTCTGGTTCAGAATCGAATGAAATTTCCTCTTTTATATTCGTATCTACCTTATTATACGCAGGTGCACGCTTTTTTTCTAACAGGTTTTACTTCTTCCTCTTCTTCCACCTCGTCAGGTATCTCAACATCAAAATCATCTTTTACTTCATCATCGTACAGAATTTCTTCCTCTTCTTCTTCCTTGTCGTCTTTATCTTCTTTGTCGTCTTTTTCTTTCTCTTCGCAATTATAAAATGCATTCCACTGCTCTACTGTAAATGGTACTGGATTCTCCCATTTATCATTCATTGATACAATCACAAGTGCATCTCCATATAGTACAGTGGATGCATGCGGATCTGGTAATTCGGTTTTATTTTCAGTGCCTTTTTTGCCCTTTTTATAGCCAAATATAAATATAATTTTATCATCATATTCGTAATAACATACTCTTTCAGGTACATCCTTTTTCTTGAACACTTTTTGAAGTGATTCCATCGTTAGGTCTGATGAAACATTTACTTTGCGTACTTCCCCCTTAATCGAAAGAATAACAGTCGATGGCATTTATAGAATAATGCTTAAATACCCTTTATATCTTATTATATAGTTAAAAAAATGCCATCAATTTTTATTTGGAAGTCGGATAGACCTCTGCCAAAGAAAACCATTCGAGTGTATTCTGGATCAAATTGGGTATTAGAAGAATCCATTCTTAAAAGTTATAAATATGTCGACCGAAAGCAAATAGATAACGTCATTGTATGCAATATAGTATGCATGCCACATGATTGGGTTGGGCATGAACTTCTTGAAATAAGTGATGTACCATATGAATTTATTAACAAGAATAAATACGGAACACTTGAGCAAATTGGGAAATGGTTGCGTTTTACTAGTTTTGTGGATTCTGAAAATGATGTTCAAAAAATATTACAATTTTCACGAGACCAAAAAGAATGAAATCGTATATATACATTTTTGGGATTCTACTGGTTGGCTTTGCAATATATTTTAATATCAAAGATAAACTATTTAAATCAGCAGAACCATTTGAAATTCCTGCACCTATCAATTTTGATAGATCAATTGAAATTCGGAAAGCTCCAATCTATCCTCCACGCAATGTTACACCATCCGGTCCTAATCCACCAAACCAGGCCGCTGGAGACACTGTTATATATGGAGAACCTGGGCCTAAAGATCCGTATCACGAATCACAGGAAAGTTCAGAGATTCCTGAAAATTTACGTCACCCAGAAAGGTCCTTTCGCCCTCCGCCACCCAATACTAAGACAAATATTGCAGTGGAAGCGGGAATTGCAGCTGATAGTAATACAGGCGTGACACCTGAATTTATACAAGGAGGTAGTGAATTTATGCCTGGTATCTTTGCAAATGATACCTTGTCGGATAAGAGTTATTCTAGTTTTTGAGCAATTTTTTCATAAATGGTCCATTTGGCATTACATTAAATTTATAATTTTTTTTATAATATGCATATCCTAAAAATGATAATAAATAATACAATGGGACCTGTTTTAATAATGACTTGATATTATCAATACTTAATGTGCCATTTATACCGATTACTTTTGTTTTATACATATATTTATTGATTTTGTCCCATAATGCAACACCTTCTGTGTTTTTATTTTTAAATAAATCTACTTTATATCCTATAAATAGTAGTAGATCGTTGTTTATATTATCTAGATAACGCGTAGATGTTGGATTGTGTTCTGGTTTATATAGATTTATAATTTGGTCTATTGCTTGGTCTCTGTCAATTTCACAGCATATATCTCCTTTTTTGAAAATGTGTTTATTTATATCATTCTTTAGAGTTCCTTTTCTCTTTCGTGTTTTTACCATATACTATATGCACATATAATTAACTTAAAGATGATCGGCGATATATAATATAGATGTCGATTCGCAGCACTACACCTCATTTTGAGAAACAAAAAATCGCAAGATTCCGTCGCCTAGATACTGATCATAGCTTGGCGATTGAATCTCTTTTCAAGAAATTTACATTCCTAACGGGCCGTTTTGAAATTCATATGCCATTTAGTCGTGCAAAATCTACCTTTTCTTCTGGAACTGTGTGGCTATGGCCTAAATTTGATAAAAGACCTGTTGGTTGTTTAGTATTTATGGACGGCTTTGCGCCATGTATTTGGTATCCTGAAAGGCAAGAAGGTATGACCTTTCGATGGCTATTACCTCCCAACTTTACTCAAAAGGGTCCGACAGTATGCTTTGCAAATATTCTCGCTGGAGAGTCTATACTTCAAATTGAAGATATTGTAATCAGTGAAGGTAAAGAATTGTGGTCTATGAAATTTTCAGATCGATGGAATAAATTGCGTGAATTTTGGAATTCTTTACCATCCGATCAACCACTTCTTGCATTTAAGCCTCAGATTGTGAAACCTATTGCTCTTTCTGACTGGTCTTTACACTACAATCCTTCGATTTATTGGATTATTCAACCTGATCATGCGAAACAGCCGCGATGGTATTGGAAAGATACGGTAGAAATTAAAGAAAAGGAATTCATTATACCTGTTTTAAAACGCGGAAAAGAAATTACTAGTATTCTTTATGCATTGTGTGTACCTTATACGAAAACAATGTTGCCCGATACGTATTCATTATTATCTCAAGAGGGCAATAATCTTGGGTTTGCATCTGTTTCTTCGCTTGAACTGTCCATTCAACTTAAGTCGATGACTGCGAAAGGACTTCCCGTTGAAGTTCAATGGAAAGAGGAGTTTAATAAATATCATGTTATGCGTATTATGCCAGAGAATACACCGATTACAACTGCTTCCTTCTTTTATCATAAAAATAAATCGTAATATTAGGAAATGAAACATCGCTTTCGAAAGTCACGAAAATCTGGAGGAGGATATGGTGCTGGACCAGATTTTGTTAACCCAGGAAATCAAGTGTTCCATCAATATACTGGAGTAGGTAAAGATTGTACAGGGGAATTTATGCGTCCTGGGTATATTTCTAATTATAGCTCTCATGGGCTACCCGGCTTTAGAGGTGGTACTAGGCGCAGGAAACGTAGCAAACGTAGTAAGCGTAGTAAAGGTGGATATGTTCCACTTCCTGCACCTTTTATGAATCCTTTAGATAATATAGATACTTTTGTTAAGCCTACAGTGTCTACTGACGCGTCTCATGTTGCTGTACCTGTACCTGCACAAAAAGGTGGTCGTTATGGATTTTTTCCAGAGCATCTTAATTTATCAAATGGAGTTGGTATTGGTCGAACAGATAGTATTCCATGCGAATCATCAAGACAGAATCCTCTTAATTTGCATGGTGGTAAAAGAAGTCGAAGAAGTCGAAGAAGTAGACGAAGAACTCGTGGCGGTAAAAATGATCTAGGATATGCTAATTTTCCAACTGTTCAAGTTGGTGCTTACGATTCTATGAGATACAATGCTCCTAATGCTGGATACACCAATGATTTTATGACGTTTCGTGCTCCAAGTGCAGTTCCTGGATTAACTATCCAAACTCCTTATGCGGCTAGCTCTTTTAACCAAGCGTGTTTAAAAACAGGTGGTGGACCAGTTGCATACAATGCAGGAGAATATAGCAAAGTTACGATGGGTGAAATAGATAATCGTAGTGATTTTGATTGTAGTACAAAAGGACTGCCTGTTAAGTTTGGTGGTAGACGTAAGTCTCGAAAACGTAAGTCTCGTAAGTCTTGTAAAAGATTCTAAGCCGTACCTCCAACACTTACCGTAGTGCATGTTAATCCTTTTGTATATGTTGTTTGCGATCCTGACCTGTATGTAGTAAGATTAGACGCATTTCCATTTGATGTTTGCGGGTTATTTATGATTTGTTTACCATTTGTATTATTTATATATATATTTCTTGAGTTTGTTTGTTGCTGAAGGCGGCTATTACCATAATATCCGAAATTGCGTGGCATTCCTATTATTAGAATATTTATTATATTTTTGGTAAATATTAATTATTCTGATTGTAAAACAGTTGTGTAATTTCAACTGTTTTACCAGTATGATTATCAATCCAATATTGAACATATTGCTTTAGTAAATCTAGACGATCGTTCCATTCTTTTATTTTTGTCTTCTTAATAGAACAAATACCACGACCATCAATTCCCCAGCATGATGTAATATTTTTATTATCTTTATCTAAATAACTATCTGGATTAAATCTAATAAATATAATAGGTCTATGCACTAAATCTTGTGATAATTCCATTAATCTTTTATTTTCACAAGAACAATCATAATTAAAATGTTGATTTTCATCTACTTCTATAATAATAACTTGATAGCCTAAATCTAATAACATATCAGGTCTTCGTCTAGAACAACCTTCTTCTATTCTTTTATCACTAATAATTGTTTTATGTTGAAATTGATTTTTAATATATTCTACTACACTTACTTCTTTTGTTTTATAATTACGAGAATTAGGCATATCTGGAAATAAATACACAAAACATCTTAAACAATATCCATTATATTTATTATTTGATATAATTGTATTGCATATGTGTGTTTTACATGATTTATGTACTACATCGATCATTTCATCTAATTTATGTGAATTACAATATAATGCTTTTTTTTCTCCTTTATAATTATATGATGGTCTTATGTTACATTTATATTCTATACACG